GTCTAATGCTAGAAAAGATATGATGTCTGGTTACTACAAAGACGATATGGGTATGCAAGGTGGAGCAATGTACAAAAAAGGTGGTTCTGTTAAAAAGAAAAAAAAGAAGCAGGGTTACAAAGATAGAAAAGATGAATCTATCGCAATGAGAATAAGAAAAAAAAGAACTAAAAAACAATTAAAAGCATCAAGAGATGATTCTTTTGGTAAGTTTGGTTCTAAAGCAAAAAAATCTGGCAAAATAAACAAATAGGAAAACTTTATGGTAAAGCCAATAAGTAAAAAGAAGAATCCTGGTTTAGTTAAATTAGCTAAAAAGAAACCTGAGTTAGCAAAAAAATTTGGATACAATCCAAAAAGAATAGTTGCTAAAAAGGGTGGAAAAGTTAGATAATGGCTAAACTTTGTCCTGCAGGAAAAGCTGCCGCTAAGAAAAAGTTTGATGTATACCCAAGCGCATACGCAAACATTTGGGCATCTAAATATTGCAAAGGCAAAGTAGGTAGAAAGAAATTAAAAAGTGGTGGGTTAGCGAAAAAAGGTATGGGCTGTGCAATCAGATGAGCGGATTAAAAAAATGGTTGGACGACAAATGGGTGGACATTGGAGCTCCGAAGAAAAACGGGAAGTACCAACCTTGTGGGAGAAGCAAAGGCTCGAAGAGGAAGTATCCAAAATGCGTCCCACTTGCAAAAGCCACACGGATGACAAGTTCGCAAAAGGCGAGTGCTGTCAAACGAAAAAGAGCGGTCAGTAACAAAGGACCTAAACCAACTAACGTTAAAACATTTGCTAAAGATGGTGGTATGATAGGGCAAGCACAAAGAAATTATAGAGGTAGCTACATAGATGGTAGTTTAGGTGGAGTAAAAGTTTCAAATCCAAGTTTAAAAAAATATTATAAAGGAATGTTGTAATGCGAAAACAAGACAATATGCCTGCAAGAAACAAGAAGAACTTCAGATCTACAAAATCTGGAGCAGGAATGACACGAGCCGGTGTTGCTTCCTATAGAAGAAAAAATCCCGGTTCTAAATTAAAAACAGCCGTGACCGGTAAAGTTAAAAAAGGGTCCGCTGCCGCTAACAGGCGAAAATCATACTGCGCAAGAAGTGCAGGACAAATGAAAAAATTTCCTAAAGCTGCGGCCAATCCAAATTCGAGACTTCGACAGGCACGTAAGCGATGGAAATGTTAGATAAATTTTTATATTCTTTTTTTGGAAAACTTGATGATGCTATTGCATTTGTTGAGACTTATGTTATTAAAATGACTGAATGGTGTTGGCACACACGTGTTAAACTTTTAAACAAGAGAAGGAAAAGAAAATGAGAGAAGCGATACTAACAGCACTGGAAGATAGATATAACGCACAAATATCAGAAGCAGATGCTACACTTAAAATTTACTTAGAAAATTCTGTAGGTATTGGAGAACATCCACAACACATAGATGAAGTAGATAAGTTAATAGAAAAGATTGCAACTGCTGAAGAAAAACTAACAGTACTGCAACAATTTAAACTGTAAGGAGAGAAGATGGACGATTTAGTATTAATAGATAAACTTAAAAAAACACTTAACGCAACTCTACAACAAATTGGAGACAGTATGATTACTGGTGGGGTTGACAGTATGGAAAAATATAAGTATATGCTAGGACAGGCACACGCTTATCAATTAACGTTACAGGAAATCTCTAACCTGCTAAAACCAAAGGAGCAAAAAAATGAGCAAGGAAACATTATTGACATCGGACAAGGAAGTACCAAAAATTAAACTTGGTCTCCAAGATAAATACGAAGCAGAAAAAAAAGAAGAGCCTCACGTAAAAAGATTAGATCAAGAAAACATTAAAGATGTAGAAGATCAATTACCTAAACCGGTTGGTTACAGAATTTTAGTTTTACCTTTTACACCAAAAGAAAAAACTAAAGGTGGAATTTTATTCTCTCAAGAACAATTAGATAAAGCTAGAATCGCAACTACTTGTGGTTATGTTTTAAAAATGGGAGATCTTGCATACGCGGATAAAGATAAATTTAATAAGCCGTGGTGTAAAATAGGAGATTGGGTAATGTTTGCTAGATATGCTGGCGCACGTTTACCGATTGAAGGTGGAGAAGTGCGAATACTAAACGATGATGAAGTGTTAGGGACCATAGGTGATCCTGAATCAGTTCTTCATTACATTTAACAACATAGGAAGGAAACTATGCCAACAGAAAACGAAAACAAAGTAGATAATTTAATTGACGTCGGTGAAGCTGATCAACAAGCAACTGATATTAATTTAGATGATAAAGGTGAACCCGAAAAAGTTGAAACACCTGTAGAAGAAAAAATAGAAGTAGAGCAAGTCCCAGAAGATAAATCTTTTGAAAACGAAAGAGAGACTAAGCTTGAAAAGACTGAAGAAAAAGATGAGTTAAAAGAATATAGTGACGGCGTTCAAAAACGTATTGCTAAACTTACTCGTAAAATGCGTGAAGCTGAAAGGCAAAGAGAAGAAGCAATTGCCTTTGCAGAAACAACTAACAAACAAAAAAGTGAGTTAGAAGGAAGACTATCTAAATTAGATAAATCCTATACTTCAGAATTTGAATCAAGAGTAAAAACTAATATGGCAGCAGCCAAGTTAGCTTTAAAAAATGCTATTGAGTCTCAAAACGTTGAAGCACAAATTGCAGCGCAAGAACAGATTGCACACTTAACAATGGATGGAGCAAGATTAAATGCGATGAAAGTTGCAGAAGAGTCTAAACCAGAACCTGTTAAAGATGTAAATATTGCACCTCAAAGACCAACTCAAACAGCGCCTACAGATCCTAAAGCAGAAGATTGGGCATCTAGAAACAATTGGTTTGGTAATGATTCAGCAATGACTTACACAGCTTTTGACCTACATAAAGTACTTGTAGAGCAAGAAGGTTATGATCCTAAATCTGATGAATATTATGCAGAAGTTGATAAAAGAATAAGACTTGAATTTCCGCACAAATTTGATAAGGTAGAGGACACTACTACAGAAAGAGTAAAACCTACTCAAAATGTAGCTTCGGCTAAACGTTCAGCCTCAACAGGACGCAAAAGAACTGTACGACTCACGCCTTCACAGGTAGCAATTGCTAAAAGATTAGGTGTGCCGCTAGAAGATTATGCAAAACAACTAAAAATCACGGAAGGAGCATAAAATGGAAAATGATAAAATCAAAACTTCACGTGCGAGTCAAACTAGAGACAAAATAGAAGTCAAAAAAGTTTGGACTCCACCCAACTCACTTGATGCACCACCAGCGCCAACTGGATATAGACATCAATGGATACGTTCTGAGATACTTGGAACATCAGATGCTAAAAATGTAGCATCGTCTTTGAGAGAAGGATGGGAGTTAGTGAGAGCTGACGAATATCCAGATACTCAATATCCAGAGATGATAGAAGGCAGATACGCTGGAATAATCGGAGTGGGAGGCCTATTGCTGGCTAGGATACCTGAAGAGATTGCGCTTCAAATCGATGCTTATTATAAAAAGCAAAACGATGCAAAAGAAGAAGCAGTAGATAACAATCTTATGAAGGAACAGCACCCAAGTATGAAATTCCAAAAGGAATCTAATACTCGTGTAACCTTCGGTGGTACAAAGAAAAGCTAATTATTTAGTAATTCCTACCAACGAATTAAATTAATCTGTATTGACCCTTACGGGGTCATTACTTAACAAGGAACAAAAACTATGGCAAATGCAAGTACAGTAGGATTTGGACTTAGAGCGATCAATACAGTTGGACAAACTCCAGCTACATCTGGTCAAGCTGAGTATCAAATTCAAACAGCACCAGGCGTTGCAGTCAACAAAGGTGATCCTATGTCTACACAAGATGCAGGCAATCAGGGTTTCCAACAAGACGCAGCGTTTACACTTACAGATGATGGTGGAGCCGGCGGAGCAGGATGGAAAAACGATGCTGATGCACTTATAACAGGTGTATTCAACGGAGCTTTTTTCGTAGACGCTTCAGGTAAACCGACGTTCAGCAATAATATTGTTGCAGGTCAAACTACATCTAAAAACTACAACAACGCATCAAATGATATTGAAGCGTTTATAATCAACAACCCTTTCCAACAGTATGAAGTGAAAGCAGACGCGGCAGTTCTAAGAACATCTATCGGCGGCGCTTTAAACTTTAATATCGGAAACTACACAGCTACAGACAATAGAAGTGGGCAATCAATTGCTACACTTAATGTTGCTTCTGCAGCCGATGGTACTGGTGGAAAAAATATGTTTAAATTAGTTGCTTACGGCAATGATCCAACAAATAAAGATTTCACTGTTGCAGGTGGAAATGTTATTGTTGCGATTGCTGGTGGCGCTGGTTTATACGCATAATCTAAATAGGAGTATATAAATTATGGCAATATCAAGAGCACAACTAGTTAAAGAACTAGAGCCAGGTCTAAATGCACTATTTGGACTTGAGTACAAACAATACGGCGAGCAGTGGACTGAAATTTTCGACACTGAATCATCAGACAGAGCTTTCGAAGAGGAAGTAATGTTAGCTGGTTTCGCAAATGCAAATGTTAAACCTGAAGGACAGGGTGTAACTTTTGACGATGCACAAGAAACTTTCACAGCTCGTTATACTAACGAAACGATTGCATTAGCATTCGCTATCACAGAAGAAGCTATCGAAGATAACTTGTATGACAGACTTGCGTCTAGATATACAAAAGCGTTAGCAAGATCTATGGCGTCTACTAAGAATATCAAAGGCGCAGCGGTACTAAACAACGCGTTCGATGCAAATTTTGCTGGTGGAGATGGAAAAGCACTTTGTGCTGATGACCATCCTACTTTAGCAGGAACATTTAGAAACGAGTTAGCAGTAGCAGCTGAGTTAAATGAAACTTCATTAGAACAGTCGTTGATTGACATCGCGGCTCTTACTGATGAAAGAGGCCTAAAAATTGCAGCGCAAGGAGTTAAATTAGTAATTCCTTCAGCTCTTCAATTTACTGCTGACAGACTTATGAATTCTGCTGGTAGAACAGGCACTGCTGATAATGACATTAACGCAATCAGAAATATGGGAATGATCTCTGGTGGATACGTAGTGAACAACTACTTAACTGCTGCGAAGAAATTCTTCATTAAAACTGATGTGCCTAATGGAATGAAACACTTCAGCAGATCACCTATCAAAACTTCTATGGAAGGTGACTTTGATACTGGAAACGTTAGATACAAAGCTAGAGAAAGATACGTATTTGGATTCTCAGATCCAAGAGGCGTATTCGGATCAGACGCAACGTAATCATTAATTTAAAAGGGCCGCCTTAAAACGGCCCTTTTATTACATATAAAGGTGTGTAAATGAAAAAGACTCTCATAAATATCTGGGCTTACGATCATCATTCAGTATTTACTATT